AATAAGGACTTATAAATAATAGTTAAAAAATTTTAATATTAAGAATAAAGTTTGAAAGAATAATGATTATTACCTTCACTTCGCAGGGGCCGGGTGGATCCTACGATTGCTCCGCGTGCGGGTGACTGCGACAGGAGTGCCACACGGGCTCGCTTGGCAAGAAAGCGGACGAGGAACCGGCATAATAACCAGGCGGGGGTGCCGAGGGTTCCGGCAATATTTCTGTTGCTATGATCACTTCTTCGCGTAATTCCTCATTGGGTCCTTGTAAATGATTAAGTTTTCCCATGACCTGTTCAAGACGACCCTCAAGGATAGGTTCCCCCCTAATATCCAGTATTTCCGATATAGATAATGAAATATCTAGTAGTTCTTGTTGAATCGTTTTAATAGATTCCTTAATAGATACTTTATTTTCACGTTCTAATAGATTTAGACTTTTCTTTTTATAGATATTAATTTTATCTGTTAATTTCAGTTCATTTTCTTTTAAAGTCTTTTCGCGTAAGAGTATATTGTCTTCCATACTTTTCAAGCGACCGTGTTCGCTTACTAGTCCAGCTTCACGAAGTTGCAATTGACTAGTCATTTTTTGAATATGTCCTTTATCTTTTTCTAGTTTATAGACAGCGCTAGACTTGGGATTATGCGATTGATATTCATAAATCATTTTTCGTGAGCTCTCTTTTTCAAAAACGCTTTCCCACTCTCCTCCATAAAATTTAATTGAATTATAATAATTAATGAATTCTTGAGTCAGTGGGGGTAAATTATTGTCGTTCGAGGTGCCCTCTATTCTACCCTGCCTCCCTCTTCCATTATCCATCACCATAAAATGTCTTCCATAATTAGAAATGTAGTATGTTGGAGAGTTATTACTTGACTGTTGACTGTAAGTCGGTGGAGGCTTACTACTAGAACAGATTAAAATATATTCGTCTGGAAATAGATTTTCCGGGACGTCTATCTTTACCCCTGTTTTATTTATATCGTCTCCTATTTTAGACTCGTTTGCTCTTTGATTGTCAATAATACATCTAGGGCAAGCCCCGCACAAACGAAAAATCTTCTGGATCGGTTGAGACGGTTTTGGGAATACATCTCCGACAATATTCATTTTTGTAAGCCATTCCTCCCTAGTCTTATTAATTTTTTTATCAACCAATTCAGTTATCAATGGGGCAATTTTAGAATTGATTAAACCAAGTGATTCTTCTCTGATAGAGGTCAAAATTTTTAGTTGAGGATCCATATAAACAATTATTATTAACTCTTTAATTAAAAATATTACTGAATGAATTATTATTCTGAATCACTGTCAGAATCACTCGAATTATCATACCATTCTTGTCTTTTATGAAAAATACAACATTTATTTGATTTACGTTTATTCATATGTTCATTATCAATTACAGATTCATGCCATGTAACTTTTTTCAACATATTGCAGGGCTGACATATCAGTTCATCTTGTATAATTAAAACTAATTGTTTAATAGGCTGTGTTTGTGTCTGTGTTTGTGTTTGTGTCTGTGTCTGTAACATATAATATTATTATAATTTAATTATTAAATAGTAATTTTTTAACAATTTTTTGTACATTTTTATGTGTAATTTCATAGCATTCTAATTCGTTGTGTTCATATCTATCACAGCGTTTACATTTTTTTTCATTCTTTTTCTTATAATTTAATAATGATACAATTTTAACATCATTCATTGAATAATTATATATTTTATCTATATTTATAGGCATATTATATTATTATATTTATTATATTATAATGAATGATTTACAGAAAAGATGTGCATTATTTTTAATTGGATGTATTGGTTTAAGGTCATTACTAGTTTATATTGCTAAGACAACTGATGTTAAATATTTACAAATAATGGGTTATTTAGCGATTATCCCTGCAATTGGATTTAGTTATATATTCTTAACAGGATCAAGAAAAACTGGTAGAGAAGTATTCGGTGGTAAAATATGGTGGAATAAATTAAGACCATTACATGCTATATTATATGGATTATTTGCCTATAATGCTATAAATAAAAATAAGAATGCATGGATTTATCTATTAATAGATGTAATTATAGGATTAATTAGTTTTACAGGTTATCATTTAATGGAGGGTAATTTTACAAAAATAATATAATATTAAAGATAACTTGATAAAATAAAATAAATATGACAACAATGGTTTACATTGATAATGATAATTTACAATTCACTAAATATGAAAAAGTATTAACTTCTTTTTTTTTTAATAGAAAAGCATTTTTTAAAATATTTATAAATGAATATGAGTTATCAAAAATAGATGAATCATATAAAAATAAACATAAATTTATAGTTTGTAATAATAATGGTAAAAATAGTTTAGACATATCAATAGCAATTGAATGTATGAAAGATTTAATGAGAAATCGTACAATTCATACTTATGCAATTGTTAGTAATGATAGTGATTTTATACCATTATGTAAAGAAGTGAAAGAATATGGTAAAACTTGTTATTTATTTGTAGATAGGCAGCCGAATGATGCAGCCAAAGATGCATATGATAAAATCATTAATGTTGGAGATTGTAAACGAGAAGAGGAAAAAAGAAAACATCAATTGAGAGAACTTGCTAAACAAAAACTATTAGAAGAAAAGAGAAGAATTGAAAAATTACAAGTACAAAAAGCTAAAATAATTATACCGAAAGCAAAAAATCCAGAAGATGATATGAAAATAAAAGTGAAAAGTTTATTAGATGAATATTTTTTAATAAATCCTAATTCAGAACGTATATCATATGAACGTATACAAAATTTATTTAATAGAAATGGTATAGATTATAATACATATTATAAAACATTAGGCAAATTTTTAAAAAAATATTTACCAGTTGGTTATAAAAGGTCGTCTGATGGAGATTCATATGTAATTAAATTGAAAATGGGTAATATTGGAGGAAATATTCAAATGAAAGTGAAAGAAGAAGAAGAATTCGTTTTGGCAGATGAAGAATCTTCTAATGATGCTTATGATATGAAAATAAAAGTGAAACATTTATTAGATGAATATTTTGTAGAAAATCCAGGCAATAAACTCTCATATAATACATTTATTGTAATACTCCAAAAAAATGATATAGATTATAGAAATGAATATTTAAAATTCAATAATTTTTTAAAAGAATATTTACCACATAATTATAGCACAAATCCTAGTAAAGGTTTAATTATGAAGAATTATGGTAAAAAAGAAAGTAAACGTATAGATAGATAAACTATTTACAACTAGTTATAATGTTGAGGGAAAGATTATATAAGATTAAATTGTTTAAATAAAAACATTATAATAATTATTTATTGTATAATGTGTGGGATTGTAGGTATATATAATTATGAGAATAAAAATGATATAATAAATGAAACATTAACAATCATGAAAAAATTGCAACATAGAGGTAAAGATTCATTTGGATTATCATTTTTAAATAAATCGAATATTGAAACTATAAAAAAGAAAGGTAGTATAAGTGATTTTAAAATAGAAATTATAGATAATATAGTATCTTGTATTGGGCATTTAAAATATAGAACATCAAATATGAATAATGATATAACTATAGATGAGATATGTCCAATTGGAGATAATAATTTATCAATTGTACATAATGGAAATATACCAAATATAGATAGTTTTGATACAAAATACATATATGATATGATAAAAAATTTTGGCGATATTAAAGGTGGTTTAATAAATTTAATAAACACTATACCTGCATCATATAGTATTATAGTTCAATATGGTAATCTTATGTATATATTAAAAGATAAATATAGTATAAGACCATTATCATATGGATACAAAGATAAAAATATATATATATCATCAGAAACAGTTGGATTAGAAGGATGTAAAAATATTGTAGAAATAAACGGTGGACAAATAATAGAAATAGATGAAAATGGAATAAGAGAAATATATCAACATGATATATACTATAATAATATATGTGCATTTGAATTTATATATTTTATGAATCCAAATAGTTTTTATAAAGATGTTAGTGTGAAAAGTGTTCGTGAAATATTCGCAAGATGTTTAGCAAAAAGAGAAAATGTAAATTTTAATGATGAGTATATTGTCATTGGTGTTCCAAATTCAGGGATAATATATGGAAAAGAATATTCAAAAGTTTTGAATTTAAAATACGAGCAACTCATTCTTAAAAATACTGATGAAAGAACATTTATATCAATTGATGAAAAAATGGCAAAACAAACATGTCATAAAAAATTTAAATTTGTAGAAGATGAGTTGAATGATAAAAAAGTGATAATAATAGATGATACAATTGTGAAAGGTAATGTAATGAAATATATAATATCTGAATTTAAAAAATGTGGTGTATCAGAGATACATATAAGAATACCATCACCACCAATAATAGATATATGTCAATTAGGTATACCAATTAATAATAAGGATGATTTAATAATGTATAATCGCAATATTGAAGAAGTGTGTCGTATATTAGATATAAATAGTTTAATATTTTTAGAAAAAGAGGATTTAAATGTAATACCATTTGATACATACAAAGAATGTTTTGGTGGTGGCATAAAAAAAGAAATAACGGATTATGTCCCTGGATAATCTACTATAAAATAACAAATATATTTTTATACCTTTCTTTTTGTTTACTTAGGCATATAATATTAAATTATTGATGCTATTTTAATAAATCTATTTCTCTTTTATCTATTTTACCCTATTTACTAAGGGTAATTTGAAATTCTCGAATCAAATATATAACTAAAACAAACGGAACAAACAAGCAAAATGCCTAATGGGCGCCCTCGTAACCGCAACTCCCGCCACGCAAATAATCAACGAAACACAACCAGGGACACCACTGTAATGGCATATGAACCACAAATCATAATTCAAGATACTAGTCAGGTTATAGTTGAAGCGCAAATAATTAATGATGGAACAACTGAAACAAATAAACTTAAGATTTCTCTATCACAATCAAACGCGAGTAATAAAAAACTTAAAAAACAAAATGAAAAGTTGAGGAAAGAGAATATTGATAAATTAAAAAATATTGAAAAAATTGAAAAACTGAAAAAACTTATGCTTAATCAAATAAAAATTATTAAAAATAATGAAATAATTATTAAAAAAGATGAAGAAATTATTCTTAATCAAGAAAAAATTATTAAAGGTTGTGAAGAAATAAATATTACTCAAGAAGGACTGATTAAAGAACTAATTAATAAATTATTTCTTGCCGATATTAAAACCGTAAATTTCTATGTTGGA